GCTTTCACTGTAATTGCCCATAAGGCTATTAATGAACTGGCTCGGGTCTTTCTGGCCTTGTAACCAATTCTGATAATTACCAAGAGCACCAGTACCCGCATTATAATAAGGGGAATTTATGGTAGTTTCTTTGTTTACCCAATCATTGTAGGTCTTCCCTGCATCATTATAAGGCTTTTCTGGATGCCCAAACATGCCACCTAAAAACCCCAATGCATTTCCAAAATCAAATGGCATATCTCACTCCTTGAGATTAATAATTCATTTTATACTATAACGTTCCACTGGCCAACGTCTGCCGTGACTTTCCAAATCTGTAGTTGTGCAGTCCTGGGCAATCCTGGAAGGCTCGTATTAAACACGTAAATCATTTGCCCCTCAACGGGCTGCTGTATAGCATCACGCTGCTCTTGTGTAAGTATAGGCACAAACATGCCATGTAATGATAAGTATTCACGCAATGACTCTACAAAGGTCGCCATGAAATCAGACCAAACATTGCTTAAGTACACACTGTCCTTAATAACAGGATCGTATGTTGGGAAGTGGTCAAAATCTCGTGCCATGACTACTCCGGTAATATCTCATAAGCCCACGCCGCCCCTAATACAATTAGAGGATAGTCTGCATAAAACTCTATTTTTGGAACATATCCTTGTCCACGGGGTGTAACACCTAGTTTGCGCCATACGGTACGATAAGTTCTCTGGCCAAGTTTCCCCATAAGACCTTGTTGCTGAAAGCCATAGGTCTGGCCGCCGTCTTTTGAGTAGGAGAGATAAACAACAGGTTGACCACCACCTACCAAAACACCCTGATCAAGAATCAAATCTATATCATTTTCGGTAGTAATTATTTGACTGTCTTCTGTATCAAGTGTTATGTCAACACGCCTTAAAATGTCCCTTTGGCCCTGCAGCAAATCAAGCTGCCATCTATCTATACGTATGCGATTGTACCCAGGAGGGGTCATTTGCTTCCCTATACGCATGCGCCTGATGTGCTCTCCATCATTTGTAGATACCTCATCATCAACCATGTAAAACTTCTTCTGGTTGTAGTCTGCATAATAGTTCACGCCATGGAAGTACGCGTGAGACTGGGCTGGGTGCCTATCTCCATTAAGTACCTCTTCCTCATGCCATTTTGGGCTATCAGGGGTACTCATTGTGACGCCTAACACGAAGGTATGGTTGGCAGCCGTAAAGTTTAAACGATAGAATATCAGGCCATTTTCTTTGATTAGAACGCTTCTTGCGTCGGCAACTCCTGTTAATGGATCTGCTGCATATTGGGCTAGTTGAAAGTCTAATGCGCGATTGCTTAAGAGTGTTGATTCCGAACCCGCAACACCCATAACACCCGCAAGGCCATCTCTATCTTGTGCAAGGAAGAACATCCTATCAAAGCCTACAATAATACTACCAAGTGCGGGCGTCCCTACTTCCATTAAAAGGGAATTATTGCGTCTTATAGGGAGGTTTGTGCCAGCTCCTGCGTTCTCCCAAACTTCTGTAAAGTTTTCCGAGAAAAGGAATATACGCCTATGAAGCGTACGACACCCTACAATGTTGCCTGGGTGTGATGAAATGGTGCCAACTTGGGCTTGACCACCATTTGTTACGAATATCGGAGCGGTTCCTACAGTCGCAAATGTAATAGGTGTACCGCCTACGGTAGTCGAAATTGTAAATGTTGTGGCGTTTACTATCCCAACGACGTAGTATGTGACGCCTTTGGCAATAGCAGGCGTGCCTACGGGCAATGTACCTGCGCCATTAAATTGTATTGGTGTTCCTATCTGGTAGTTTAGTGTGGTTCCTGTGCTTAATACGAGATTAGGAGATGCCCCACTAGTTGCCACGAAAGCATTGCCTGTTGTACCTGCGGCTGTAAAGTCCGGCCCCCATATCAATCCCTGGTCAAACTTAGACATTTGAAATTCATTTGTACCGCCATGGGCTACAATAAAGAACCCGTCTATGAAGCATACGTCAATTGGGTTGTCTGGGAAGGATGTGTCTGTTATTTCTACGAATGTTAGCGCGTTTGTATCATAAATAAAGCCCTTGCCTCCAAACCCATCTACAAAGATTACCTGAAAGGTATTAGCATCTATGCCAACATAGCCCACAGTCGTAGACAAATCACCAATATGTGAGGTAATAAGAGCACCTGTTGTGCCTGTGATCTGATAAACTGCTGCGCCAAATACCTGATATATGGCATCCTTAAAGACGAATGTAGCACGGCTTCCCCCTGTGCCAAATTGGAAATCAAGCTCTTGGTCAACAAGCCCTGCTGTAGATATAAGGCATTTAGGCTTTTTGCCTTCCGGGTCGATGTATTCAAATAGATTAACACTGCGTTCTGCACTTATTGGGCTTACGCGCTGGTTATCATAGCTCCCAACAAAGTCATAATCTTCGGCTTTAGTCGCCATATTAGTATGCCAAAATGTTTTGCCAGTAGAAAGGCTCTGGTCTTGATAATATTGCAGTTGGCCGGATGGTCAAATCTGTTTCATTGACCCCCTTTATTGAGTTGTAATAATCCTGATAGGCTTGCTCTGATGTGTCTGGCCAGTTTCCAGATGGATAATAACTTAAGAATTTACGCGCAAGGCTGTACTTTAAAAACCCATAGTAGAACGGTGGCACCCTATCCAGTGGTTGGTTCGCAATCATGCTGCTAATCATAAGCTTCGCACCCAAAAGACATGGATATGGCTGATCGGGTTGCGGGTATAACGTAACGGTCGTGTATTCTGGCTGCTTGTCTAAGAAGATAAACCCAGGACGTGTTTGCAAAGGCAAAAGCCTAGTTACATTGTAATATTGGGATTTCGTTATAATTTGCAGTGGGTAAATAATCCCCTGTCCTGCACTGGGTACGGTGTAATTTGCAAAGGACAAATCTACGATTTCACTAAATGGCACATCTACGGGCAATATCATGTCACTTACGGTATAGGTGGCCTGCCCTACAATCATGTTAAACGGCACTTCTGTCAAATAAGGAATGTATATGCTGTCTAGTGCAAATTGTGCCAATAATTCATTCGTAAGCTCTAATCCTGATGAAAGCATGAACGAGTCGGCTGGCTCTCCAACTCCAAGTTCACCGATTAGATAAAGTGAATTAATAATTAACTCATTTATAGTTCTTACTATTTGAACCATGGCCGCTTCCTCATGTTTAAAAAGCCATTAAAAATCGACATGACATTACGTCATGTCGATTCAATCGACTTATTTCAACGGAAACGCGTCATCCAATCCACTGCAAAGTTTACGGCCAAAGGCTTGTGCACCTTCACCATCGTTGCTCATGTAGGCATCGAAATGCTTCATTTCAGCAGGCGCTCCTGGACGGTTGCCCATCTTGCTCTTCATCTTCATTTGTTCAGCTTTTACAAACGCATTGTTTGATTGCACCATAGAATTGTCTTTCATTTCTTTCTCCCATTTTGTTTAAGTGCGGGCTTTGGTTCATCAAGAACTTCAGCCTCCACCTTTTCCCTATACTTTTGTGCCTTGGCAGGACAATCAAACCAAACGCCTGTAGATTTCAGGCGCGCGGCTTCATGCTCTTCTACTACCCGCATTGGCTCTATTGGACTATGTACGCAAGTAAGCATAATACGTTCCTTAAGAGAGTACACGGACTGCATACTGCTGGTGCCATTTAAAGCCGCATAGTAAGTCTATACGCATGTAGTTCTGATAGCCTAAGATGTCACCTGTTTGGGTAACAGCCAAGGAAAGTCCTGTTTCAGGGTCAACAGCTACTGATGCATAAGGTACTTGAAGCTTGTACAAGGGGGGGCACACAATATCTAGACCGCGGCTTGGGTAAGCTACATTGACGTTATGGGTACCAACCATTGTGACTGGAGCATCATCTGGTATTGCATTGCTAACATTGCGGTTAGGATTCAATGTATCTGAGATGATTGTTGGGCTTACTAGTACTGTTAAAGTACCTGTGTTGCTAGAGGAAGCATTGGCAGTAACTACAAACTGCATGTCCTGACCAGTTGATGCACGACCTACAGGGTTTACAGACTCAACGCCTGCAATAGAGATAACATCCCCTACCACAAAGTAATCTGTAATGTTAATGGTTGCGCCATCCATTAGGATGGTATTGCCGGAAGCCACAGCACCTGCTACAAGCAATGGATCGGAACTATGTAAGCGTGGTCCTGCACCTGCGATATGATGCTTGATATTCTGAGACTGAAAGATGTCAAAGTAACTCAAATGACCAATAGCACTGGAACGCACGATGTCTTCATTGAACACAGGCGTAAAGTTGTTCAGGAGTGCGCCTTTTAGGCTTGAGCCATCGCGTACAGTCATGGCAAGGTAGGCGTCACTTGCAATGTTTACGCCCTGTTCTAGCAACTTAGCCCCTGCTGTATCAACAGTTGTAAAGCTATTAATGCTTACGCCTGCGGTACCTGTAAAGAAGTTAAGTTCTTGTTCAGCGGCACTTGCAATGTCCTTTTCCATCTGGGTAATTACTTCTTGGATGGCAGGGGCGATGAAGAGACGTGAGAAGTCTTCAATACGTAGGGTCAAATCTTGGATTGTGTAGGCAATAAGTGCGTGATACTGATGTGCAACTACGATTGTTTCGACAGTTTCTACGATTGATTGAGGGGTCGCAACCGAGCCATCACCAACGATAAAATGGTTTTGACGTCTTACTTGCAATGTATCCCCAATCTTGTAGCCAGAGGACACGAAGTCATCTTGGTAAATACGGGATGCGGTCATTACAAAAGGTGCATTGTTAGCAAACATGGCTAACGCGGTATTACTGACTAAGTCAGTAGTAATAAATTGATTAGGCATTGCTTAAGTCTCCATTAGTCCTTTAATGACACTTAGGCGTGATCGGGGTATTAGGGTCTAATCCGTAGTCCCCTGCTCACTTCCATGTGCCAGCCTTCATCCGCGCTCTAATTGCAGAAGGCGGTGTCTTGTCCGTAACGGCATTTGAGGAATGAGCGGGATTTTGCTTTATGGAGCCTAAGGGACTAGATTTCATGGCGTTTGATGATTTACCATCGGCACCACTCCGCAATGCAAAAGACAGCTTATTAACCTCGCGTGCTTGTTCTAGGGGATGGAGTTTAGATATACGTTCGAGTTCTTTCCTGTTCTTGCCGAGCTTATAAGCTACTTCTGCCGGATTTTCAACGAGCAACAAAGCGTCACGTACATGTGGCGTAAATGGCACATCCTCGTGCCGTACCACATCGTCGAAATCGTCGTACTTTTCCCCTGCCCGATCAAACTCATCATTTAAGCGTTGATACTGCTTATGTACATGGGCTTGCCGTTCAGCGTCCTTAGCTTGCCTCTCTTGGTGTTCCTTCTCCCCGAGTGCAAAACGTACGGCATGATGTATCTTCTCTTCTTCCGTCATGCTAGGCGAGCTAGGCTGCCCAGGTGAATTGTAAGAGTTGCTTTGATAGTTATGTTGTTGGGGATTGGCGCTATCACTTCCAAATTGTGATTGCATATGTGCCATTTGATCCTGCATTTGGCGCATTTCTCTTGCGTGCTTCTTAGCCTGGGCGTGAATCCTTTTCTGAATAGACCTTGTGGGGCTATCATCTTGGTCACTTCCTTGTTCGTCGTCATCAATTCCTTGCTGTTCGACGTCACCCGGGCCTACTCCGCCATTCTCAACATCTTCACTATCACCGCTATTATTTTCGGCTAAAACATCTTGGTCTTCGTCCATATTTCAACTACTCCATGTCGACATCTCTTTGATGTCTCGGCCTTTCGGTAGGCTTCGACCCTAGGCGCTACGGCGGCCTGATACCCTAGGTACGTCCTGTACCCGATAGATACATCTTAAATCATATAATTACTAATTGTTACCCTATATGTGGGGTCTAATCTTTCTTGGTTTCTTTTTGTTGGGGATTAGAATGCTTGTGCAAATCGCTTAAAATCTTTGCAATGTCTGTTGCAAAGTCTGTCTCATGCTTGTTCTTATCTAATCCATGAACAAGCTTTGTTTTTTCAATGTCAGCCTGGTGATTATAGATATCCATTTGACTATCAAGTTGCACCTTCTGGGCTTTAAGCATGAGTTCCGCCTCTTCAAGCTGTATCTTTTGCTTATCTAACTCAAGCCTTGCTTGCTTGTTTTGTATTTCTGCCATCTTCTCTTGTATTTCCATCTGCATCATTTGTTGCTGTTGTGCCATCATTTGCTCTTGAGGGCCAGGAGGTTTTGGAGGCAGCTCCTTTCCTTCCTCTTTAGCTATGATTTCAGGAGGAACAAGGTTCTTCAAGCGCCCCTTGACCTGGTCACGCTGTTGAATGTCTAAGTTCTCAGCCCAAAGGTCTGCAATGAGGTTAAATACTTGAGGATTGGCAGCAACAGTTGTCTGGAAGTATTCAAGCGCGATGTCTTTTTGCACAGCAAATGAAGGACCTGTATCAATTTCTACATCATAGTCTTCGTTATCAAGTTGGTTTTCGCGAACAGGTGCGCCGTCCTCGGTCTGTCCTGTAATCTTGTTTAATGTGATAGGTTCAGTTCTTCCGTCTTTCTTAGACACAATCATGTGGCGCTCTTCTTCTCCGGCTATAACTGGCAGGAGATCTAATACTACGCGCCCTGATTGCTCGATTGCCTGGTTTAGGTTATCAAACCAGACATAGCAAGACATTGAGCCTTCCAGTTTGCGCTCACGTCTCGCCTTTCCAGACATATCATGCCCTTGGAGTGCCTCGTTCTCACTAAACCCAAGGATTTCTCTGATGTCTTGAGACCCTCGTTGGTATTGCTGTAAAAGGGTTTGTGATAGTTCCCAGGGGGCTTGCTTTTGGGGCATCATTCCAGTTTTTGGGTCTGGATTTGATACGAGTGCGCCTATTTGCAGCTCGGGGTTTCGCCACATTTGTTCAAAGCCCTTGATGTTGTCGGGCGTTACTATCCATTGCTCACGTCTACGGTTCTTAATTTCAGCGGCAATCTCAGAACCTACATAGTTTATAAACTTCTGGGCATCTCGTGCTTCATGAATAAATGAACGTGTGTATTGCTGGCCGTTTATGTAGTTCGAATCTCCGTCTACGAATATCATGGGCAAGAACTTAGAAGGCCAATCCGTGAATTTTATAATTTGGTTTTGGGTAAGCACATATTGCCGTATCTTATAGTCCTTGCTCATTCGTTCCCCGACAATGCGCGGGATATCTTTCCGTATTATATCTCCCACAACGGCACTGGATGCAGCCAACTCTTCTAGTCCCTTTATTTCGGGCTTCATGCCCTCCCATTCATCCTCTGTGACACTACGTCCATCTGATAGAAGAAAGAGTTTTACCGGAAACCATTCCTTGCGTGTGTACTTGCAAACTATGATGGTGTCGCGTGTTTCCCATTGAAAGTCTAATAGGCTTCTGGGGTCGGAATACGATACTGGGTTTTGTACGTGAGGATAGGTGGCATAGAACTCCTCTTTGGTATACAGGTATTGACGAGCACAAAAGTTACCATCTCCTTTGTGAGGCTTCAATGCGCATGGGTCAAATGAGGTGCGTATCACATCTGGGATAAGTTCATAGCGAATGACTTGGTTAAATGATTTGGGGGACTCGTAATCGAGTACTATCTCAAAAGCCCCATATCCCATCATTAAGGCCTGTTTGAAGGCTGTCTGATATACCAGGTCATTCTGGGACTGATAACTGATTGTGCGTACCAGGTCTGCACGTAGGTCTATTTGTGCCTGAGTTGCTTTGCCAGTGAGCGATCTCACCATGAGATCAGGCTTGTTCTTACGTTGCTCACCTATTACTTTCTTCGTAGTATCATAAAGTTTGTTGAACGTCATAGCGGGCTTGAAGGTACGGCTAAACTCTGAACGTTCTACTGCCGACCATTGGTCACGCAGTACGAAGTTCATATCATCCTTACCTCGGACTGTGTTCTCGCCAAAGTAGCCGTCCCATAAGACCATGTCTTCACGGGCTTTCTTTAATACTTCTGCCTCATCAATGCCTGCGGCCTTAAGTTCTGCTAGAAGGGACTCGTTTATCTCGTCTATGTCTTCGGGTGCTATTTGTTCAGCAATGATTTCCATTTGGCTTAATTCCCCATCCTGGGTTAAACATTTAACATGGTGGGATATCAACAATTAACACCCCACCTAATTTAAGCCGCTATTTATGCGGCTTATAAGCTTTCACTTTATTCTAAGATATTACTTAAGCTCTTGTACCATGAATTAAACGCATGGGTTACAGGATACTTTCAGGCGGCTTCTAGCTCAACTTCAGCCTCAATGCAACCAAGACTTGCCATGGAAAACAATTCCCAGTCATCAGCTGTTAAGTCCTCCATGCTGAATATGTAATTACCGGCATTGGGCTGAGGCTTCAATACAATCTTCCAAACATGGCTCATTCCTGGCATGAATACCAGGTAGCCGTCTTGTGGGCTCCAACCTGTGCGATATAACTGTGCTCCTGATTTTAACGCTTCTAGTGCTTCTTGTAACAGCATTTACTTCTCCTTTTGGTTTATAATTCTTCAATAAACTTAATTATGCCATCATAGGCCGCAATCAATTCTTCCTTGTTGTCGCAATCAAGGATATGAGTTGCGCCACCTGTGCCAATTTTAATAATATACCTTCCTTTTGCCCCATCCTCCCAATTAATCCAATCTATACGATCAACTGGGATTGCAAGATTTGAGTTCTTAAGCCCTTTAATTACCTGCATTATGGCAGCACGGTCAACTGGCAAGAGCCATCAGTAAACACGGCCTTGTACCATTGGTGACCGTTAGAGGCCACGGCTGCTATGAAGTCTGTATCCAGTAGGCTTATGTTCTGTGTGTGCAAGTAGTTGTCCAGGTATCCTGCCACTGTAATCTCAGTTAGGGTGTTGTTAGGGCAATATAGGCGACACATGCGTGGGATAATTGCATTGGCCTCACCTGCAAAATCTACTACGAGTGTTATTTGTGATTGGGTTGACATGGTTGTTCTCCGTTTAAATTAAGATGATGCTTTTCAATAAGCCTGTTAATACAAAATTCCACTGCTTTAATCTGGTCATTTAATTCTTTTGGCATAAAGATAGAGGTGGTATAAATCCCTGGGTTGTCTGTTCCCATTGCTTCATCTCTTGCATGTTCTTCGCCTTTCTTTGAATAAAATGTAACAATTAATGATGCATCGTGATGCTCTGTTGGTGAGGTATATTCATCTATAATATTAAGTGCAAATCTCATCAAAACAACCTCATAACAGGGTTAAAGTAATCCATAACAGGCTTATCACCCATCTTGTCCATGGCTATACGATCGGAAGCAATTTCCAAGCAACCATAGCCCAAAGCATCCATGGGATGACTAGCCATGTTTTTATTAGGCTTGTCTTTGTAGCGCTCTTCACCCGATACAGCTACACGGGCATACACATAGTCTTTAACAAAACCTTTAAATAGTGTTGGGCAATTACGCCTATCAAGCACAAATCCTGGTTTCCCATCAACAAACTTATTTAAGAAGTATCGTACAGAGCCTAGGCGCGGGTCAATGTCATTAGTACGTGCGCCACGGGTTTGTATGCCAAGGGATGATAACTCTCCTATGCAAGACATTTCTTCGATTATCTCGCTGCGGTTGTTCCCTGCCGGGTCTGCAATACTCATGCCAACTTTGCAATACGGGAAGTCTTTGAGCAGTCCTGGGATTACGATGGAGTCTGCAAAGCTTCTAATTCCCATACCATCTGCCACGTATTCTTTAAGAATAAGCAATTGCCCTCTGGGTGATAACTGCATTACAACGCAAGCCGGAGTTAGCCCAAAGTCCCATCCCAGTATTAATTGCTCTCCCTGGATTGCTGTTAGTGACTCGACAGCGTGGAAATCAGGGTTGAACTCAGGATATACACGCTTGCCGAAGCCAACAGAACCATACTCGCCAAGACAGAATACCTTGATAAATTCTTGAGATTGACCTTCTGCAAGCATTTCATAATAATTGCCAGGCAGGTGATCTGCATTATCAGCAACAGGATTGCGAGCCCATTTACCATTAACCTTGATAAGACCTGGTGGCTGTTTAAATAATCTATGATGCTCAAATGCTTGTTCCTCAAAGTCTTTGTAAATCCAGTGGTCGTCTTCCGGAGGGTTAGTATCTGCAATAATACCTGACCAATACGGCTCTTGGCAAAAAGCCTTTGAAGGATAGCGATTGACACGACCCTTCATGTGAGCAAGAGCGGCTTTTGGAACCTCCGATAGTTCATTGATATAGCACCCCGTAAGCTCAAGGGACTTAATCTTCCTCACGTCCTCTGGTCTGTCTAGGGCAATGAATAGCAGCTCAAGCTCCACCACTCCATGGCCATCGTTAAAGGTGTGCTCATAAGTCATTATGGGCTTCATGCGACGCCTCACATCTCCTAGGTCTTCAAACCATGCTAGCCAAGTTGCAAGGGTGGTTGTTGATAGCTCTCCACTGGTGTTTCGCACGATTCCCCAGCGGCTACGTCGTCTGCCTGAGTGCCAGGCGGGTACAGCGCAAGCTCGTTTGACAATCTCCGTAGCTGCCCATGTTGATTTTCCACTTCCGTAAGGGCCCATAATGACACGAACAAAGCTGTCGTCGATATGAGCAACACGACCGGTCGCAGTCGGAATATAGATTTTATCCTGCTCAAGTCCATTTATTACCATCCTGTCCTTGTTTATTGTTATGTGGCGAGTCTCGCCCTTTCGTCTTGAATCTTCTATGTCTTCTATGCGTTTGGCTAGAGCTGATGCGGTCATCATTTATCTAGTACCTTGCGGGGTGGTAGCGTCTTATAGGGACTTATTTTGTAGTTGTCTCTTAAGTGCTCGCGTGTCGTATAACGCGCACCGCATTTGATGCATTCCCGTCGCCTATATATCTGGTCGCTAGAGGTATCATGCTTTGTCTCAATGACCCTGGATGATGGATAATTGCAGGCTGTGCAGTTCATTATCGCCTTATGCCACGTAGCGTTTTAACAAGCCCTGAACGTGAAGCTGGAGTGTGCCGTGATTCAGGCTTTCGTATTGAATAAGCAAAGTAATCTGTTTTGTCTGAGGTGTAGGATGGTGCTGTCTCGGGTTCTTTCTTCTTGCGTTTCTTTTCAACCCATTTGTTCGGAATGGTGTTCATTGGAACATCCTTATTTCTTTTTGGCTAAAATCCTGTTCGCCTTCGCATCTATCTTGGCCTCTGAAGACTGAGATAGCTTGCCTTTATTGACCATTTCCGATGCTCGACTTTTCGCATTGGCAGCTCTTGCTCTAGTATCTACTGGGTATTTTCTGTCCTTAGGTTCTGCAAACTTATCAGCAGGAAGTTTGTTTCTCGCCTTGGTGGTTATTTTGCTCAAAGTCCTTCTCCAAATAATCCTTCATCTTTGACAGCAGCTCACAGTCATCTTTGACTATTCCTAATACACGATTGCATCTGTCGCAAATCCATCCACGAAAATGTCCCTTGGTATGGCAGTGATCAAATACAATCTTAAACTCATTTAAACCGCAAATGTCGCATATATCAGGCTTTTCTCTGCCTGCTTCTTCAACTCTTCTTTTGGCTAGCTTTTCAGAATGTCTTCTTAATCTTTCTTTTTCTCTCTCTGGGTTAAGAGATCGCATTCTTCTAGCATTTTCTCTTTCTCTCTTCCTTACTTCTTCAATGTTTCTCTCTCGATATGCCTTTGCGTTAACAGCTACTTTATCTGGATGCTTTTTTCTGTACAAAGCTGCTTCTTTTGTTCGCGCTTCTGGATTCTTTAATCTCCATACTTTTGTAGCCTCATAAATATCTTGTCTTGTCCTGGCTCTTCTTTCTTTCAAGCAATCCACACAGCTTCCATTGCTTATCATGCGCTCTGATAAATGCCCATACATGCATTCTTTACCAGTAAAATACCTTGTAAGTCCATTATTAAAAGCTTCTCTAGCTGTTATTATCTTCATCTTCTCACTCCTGAAAGTGAGAATTATATCATAAATAGGATATTCAATAAATCAATAATAGGGTATTACTTCTTGCTTTTTCCACGCCTAGCCTCTGAGTATGCGATGGCTACGGCCTGAGACTGCTTCTTGCCTGAATCCATTTCACGTTTAACATTTTCACCAAACCCTTTTCGGGTCTTGGCTTTAGCACCTTTGACTAATGGCATTCTTCGCTCCTAATAATGTTCTTTTTTTCCATAGTTCTCTTTGCTTTGCTCAGGAAGATTGCGACAAGCCCCAGCCTCCTTGAATGTACGAATCTCTTGAAGCTTCTCGCGTTCTAGATAGATGTTATTTCGTGTGGACATATAGCCGTCTGGCTTGTTGGATGTGTATTTAGCGCCCATGTGATGCTCCTTAGTATTTATCGCCCTTGGCTTTCTTAAGGACTACATTTCCCATCATCTTTTTGTCATCTTTAATAGCCTTCTTCTTTGGCATCTTAGGAGACATCGTCTTTAACTTCTCCGCTGCCCTCATTTGTTTCATGTCCTTTAATGCTTCCTTTTCTTTTCGCACTTTGAGCTCCCTCTTCAAGTTTATCAATTCGTTCATTGGCATCGATTATTGCGCTTTGTGGGGCGAAGTATCTTCCCTGTCTTCTCTCTAGTTTCCAAGCGGCTGCCGTCCATGTACCATCTTCCATCGCTTCGTCTATTTTTTCTAACCAGTGTATAGCAGTGGCACCTTGAGTCTGTTTTAATTCTTTGAAGAATTCGACATATGATGGAATCTTTTCCTCTTCAGCCTTGGCCTTCCAGTTCAAAAAAGTTGTGATATGAACACCAGCATAATCGCAGGCCAATTGATAGGGAGCACCCTTACTTATCGCATAAAGCATCATCTTCTTTGCTTCAGGTGTGCATTTGGTTGGCTGGCCTGGGCCACGCTTTTCCATTCAATTCCCTTTGTCTGTAAGTTGTTCCAATATTGCCATTATTATATCGCATTATGCTTTTATTCAACTAGCTCAAAATGTTGTAAATCATAAAAGGCTTGGTCATCGATATGATAGTCTCTGTCGCAATCCCCTCCGAATCTCACAGAATGGGTCATTTTGCCCTCATCCTTCAACTTTTGTGCGATACCCATTACGTACCCTCCAAACCAGTAGATTCGTTTAATATTATTGAAATCTACAGGGAATGGCGTCACATCTACGGCCATAGAAGGCTGTCCGTTATGTTTACCGTTAGGCCATTGCAGGTGACTACGTTTTTCTTTGAATGCCAAGTCCTGATCAAACTGGTTTCTGTAGCCCTCAAGAATCATGCAATCAAAGCTCTTGATAACTTCATAAAACAAGGCCTGTAAGTCCATATGGCATGTCGCTAACTTAGAAAATGACTCTTGGGAAAACTTTGGCACTCTCAATCCTTAAGGTTTTATTAAGTAAATACTAGCACATGCAAAATAAATGTCACTATACATAATTATTTTCATATTTATATAACTAAAATGCTTGACTTGCTTTAGCATTAAAGTATAATGACCTCATACAAGCGATTAACCAACCGGAGATAACAATGGACAAAACACAAGAAAACTACATAGATCACGAAGTAAGAATAAGAATGCTAGAGATTCTGAACAAAAAGATAAACCTAAAAATGAACGCAGGCCTTGGTTTGATACTTTCAGGCATTGTAGTTCCTATTTTGCTTAAGCACTGGGGATTTTAAAATGAAACACAAAATGGATGTCTGGCTTCAAGCAGCAAGAAACAAAAGCGAAACCGATTTATGGGGATGGTCAATATTTGACGAATACGGGGACGAGGTAGCATCCCAGGCGAAAATGTTTGAAGATGTACAAGAGTGTCGCAAAGAAGCAAGATGGGCTCTAAGTGACTGGAGAGAACACAACATCTAGACTAAACTTCATGGCCCTCGTTGAAGGGCCACAAAGAACAACCAACAAGGATTTGAGCGACTAACTAAGGAAGTTAATAATGGGAAAAATTACGTCAGGAGATAGCTTTCAATAATTTTTATTCCACATTCAAGACCATAGCAGAATTCCCCAGCAAAGCCAACCTTTTTCACTGATTCTATAAACTTTTCTTGCGATATCCAGGTAGGTGTTGACCTCTCAGACGGAGTGTACTTTTTGTTTCTTTTGACCTCTAACCAAAGTCCGTGATACGTCTTAGTTGGGTAATAAATGAACAGGTCGGAAGCACCCGCTCTTAGCCCTAACTGCTTAAGATGCCATCCGGTGGCCTCGGTTCTCTTTCCTTCGTTGTTGAGTTTCAGGAAGTAGTCACGAACAACTGGGTGGTAGCTTAGCCACTTTACTATTGCCTTCTGTTCCTGGCTCTCCAATGGGGTAATCATGGACTTGTGTTTTGCCATTGCACCCGAAAATTGTGTCCCTTCTTTCTTTCGGGGTACCGTGCGTATTGGACTCAATTACCACCTCCTGTGGTTGTGCCATTTCATCTCTAACCTTCCTTTCGTACAGCATTCTAGCTTCATGCACCGACATATTCATTGGCAACAACCAGGTTATTTCCCTTAGCCAGTCATAAAAGTCTTCGTGGTATTCCACTTATTTCTCCTTAAGTTCGTCTGTGTACGGGATAAACGGCGGAACAAGCTCCCACTTCAAAACCTCTTTGTTGTCCGGTATGGTAGCTCTCACTCTTATTGGTTCGTATTTCACGACATGCATGATTTCTTCATAACACCGGATAGGTGCTTCTATTCTTTCATCCTGGTGAAGTCTAATGAGCTCTTTACAGTTTTCACGAAGAAATTCAATGTCATCACCTCCAAAGTAATCTGAAACTTTCCTAACGAGCATACAAAGGTAGTTCTTCCTGGCTATCCATAGCCCTATGTTCATTAATCCCCTCCATAATTGGTATATGCTCTACGAGGGCCACCAGAGCCTATAGGAGGCGTTTTGTCTGTACCCTGTGGGTTAGGGTTATATCCTGCCTTTCGTAAGAATTCCGGCTGCCCTTTTGCCGCTATGAGCTTCATTCTCCGGTAAGCGTACTTCGGTTGTAGGATATACGTATCTTCTTCTCTGATGGAAAGCAAATAATCTCGGAACTCGTTATAGTACTTTTGGTCAAAAGATCGGTTGGTCGGAGATATCTTTTCCTCGTCAAATTCTCTTTGTGCGGGTTTATCTGCGCTTGATAGCTTTACCCCTAGTATTTCTCGGCACTTGTCCATGCAGTCTCTAAAGGCTTTGCTTTCTCCAGGCGTGGGTATTTTGTCAGGTGATGGTAACTGACGCAGTTTTTCTTCATTGAATGATTCAAGTCGCTTCCAATGGCCTGGTTGGTCTGAAGTAAAATCTATGACAGCTTGTTGGTATGCAATTGAGGCTTGCTCCCTTATTTCCTTTTCCGTCCCATTGGATAGTTTCCAGGAACCTATTTTGTCATAGATCATCTTTGATATCGGATGGTCAAGTCTCTTGTCAATCATCATCCTTATTACTTCGCTTACGTCTGGCATTCCACTAGCTTTAAGGCATAGAGATACAAGCTCACCAAGCTTAGGAGGAAAATTTTCATATATTAAAAACGCTTCTGTCTTTGCCCTGTAAAGTTGCCCTATAGTGAAATTCCTTAGTTCTTGAAACCAAAGATTAATAAAAAATTCAATATCTTGATCAGTCTTGGCTATTGATGTCCAAGCATGAAAATATCTTCCCTTAAATTCCATAAACATTCTTGCTATTTGTTGCTTGTCAACGTAGTGGTTTATCTGGGTCACTGTGTTTGTCATAACAGTGCTCCATGCTCAATAGTAACTGAGTTGGTGTTATAACTTGCATACAGCTTTGAAGTGGGATCTTCTAGCTTTTCCTTAAAAGAATAATTCGAACACTTCTTTTGTACCTCTAGCAACTTAGGATAGGACAATGCTTTTTTTATCCAACACTGAAGCTTATGTTTTCCTACAAGCTTTGGCTCAGATTTAGTCGCATTATGAGAAACGCACGCCTCATACATCTCTACATAGGAAGTGTCTTTTTTAAAGTCTTCCGGTAATTGTTCGTATAACTCTATTGCCTTTGGATCAGACAAACATTCTTCCCTGAAAATCAAAGCTTGCCGTTGTTGTTCTGAATTAGAGTACAATTTTTGCTCAAGTGTATATATATATGGTTTATTAGTGAAAGAGTTAGTGGTTATGGTATCCACATGCTGGACGGGGTCGTCCACATGCTGGACGGGTACCTCGAGCCCGTCCATATCCTGGACGGGTTCTTCTTTTTTCTTGAAGTGGTTCAGTTCCGAAGATACCCAGTAGATAGATTGACTACCAAGCTTTGATTCCCTAAAAAGAAGCCCATGGTTTTCAAGTTCGTTTAATGCTTCAAAGCAATAGCTTCTACTTACCTTGGATGTATTACAGAGGAATTTTGTGTTTTTCTCGACAGTAGAGCAATCTTTGCTATAGTCTGATTCAAACCTTAGTGCCAGGTAGACGCGCAATGCTTCACCGGATAAAGCTAAGTAGATATCTTCGTTGAGGTTTATGTAGCGCGACTTAACTCTTTTAACAGTAAATGATTCATCGTGGTTGTTATCTTTAGATTGCATGATATAATTGCCTTCATCGTATGGACACGTTGCCGTATTTCACCAAAACTTGGTGTCCGGTTGTTGCGAGAGATTGAATGTCAACTTTGGTAGGTGGAGTATTCAATCGCTTAAAAATATAAAGTTCCCGTTGTGGGAACAAGATGTACCCACAACACTTACTTCTCGTCATTATGCCCTAACTTCTCCCCGTTGCCCAGATCAAAATCAAAAAAACATATCAACATACCCTTAAAAACTTATGCACTTTTATTTGCTTTATTTTACTATATGTAATACCATAGCATTTTGGTAACTAAAGCATAGGAAGTATAAAATGAACAAAGAAGAAAAAACATATAAGACTTTTAACATAAAGATGTCAGTTCCATTGTGGAAATATACCAAAATGGCTGCCATGAATATGGATATGACTATGATGGACTTTATTTTAAACGCAGTAGAAAATTTTAAGATGGATACAAAGAAGCATAATTCAGTTGACATAACTTAAATGTTTAAGTTATAATAGCATTTTAGTTGAGATAAGAAGTTAGAGCTCCTTATCTCAATGGACATTCAAATAAAACACTCATTAGGATATTTATCATGAACAAGGCAATAGTACAGCAAAACAATTTACAAAATCAATCGTTATGGAACGACGATCCTTTTGACCTACCTTGGTCGTCACAGGGAGTGACTAGTTTGAGCCACACAAGAAACCTTCATTTCTACGCCCAGGAGTTAGTCTTACAATACGGCAAATTTGAGTCTGAATGCTACAATATTACATTTTCCGAATTGCCAGAATTCGCACAGAAAGAGCTGGCGCGCCTATATCTTGAATACACCGATAGAGACTGGACGGACTGCTTAAACGGCACTGACTACTCTATAGACAATGACTTTACATGTGCACTTCTTGCAATGCTTAAGAACGATTGCAAGCGGACACGCGAATCATTCGCAGAAATTACCTGCAAAAACATAATAAACCATTACGAGCGTGACCTCGACAAGGTATTAACTGACGCATGTCATGATTGCCTTGAGGATTCTATGAATGAGCGTGGATATAGCGCAGTTCAATCTCGGGAGTCTGGTGATGTTGAATGGAGGAAGTTGTGATGGATGAGCTAATAGATTACGCAGGATTGGAATGTGAGGGTTGCGGTATAACCTCAGAGCAATTGGTTGCCCAGGAAGACTGGACAGAAAAAGATATAGAAGAATGTTCTCGTTGGATGGACTGGGGTGGGTGGTATTGCCATAGCGATTGTTTGAGGGATAGTAGATAAATGCTTCATGCACATCGTATTGCCATAATCAGCAATACGATGTGCATCTGGAATTTATTTAAGCCTTTAAATGGGCATAACTTGTGAGGATGTAGAAATGGCTTTAAAAGCAAAAAAACCTTCAACCAAAGAGCAAAGACTAAAGTGTTTTTTCTATGGTTCGGCAGGCATAGGGAAAACCATGGCGGCTATACAATTCCCTGCGCCGTATATCATAGATACGGAAGGGTCGACCAATAAGCCTCAGTACGTTAAAGCAATTGAAAAAGTTGGCGGTGCTGTATTGATGACAAATGATTTTGAAGAAATGATTAATGAAGTTCGAGAGCTTCTGACAACCAAGCACGAATACAAGACCTTGGTCATTGATTCATTGACTCTTTTATACAATGACCTTCTTGAGATCGCAGAAAAAAAAGTGGGATCTGATTTCGGTAAGCATTATGCCGAAGCAAACAAGAGAATGAAGCAATTGCTTAACTTGCTTTTTAGGTTGGACATGAACGTTATTATAACTAGCCATTCAAAGACAGAATACAAAATAAGCGGCAAAGAAATGTCTGTTGTCGGGGAAACTTTTGATTGTTATAAGAAATTAGATTATCTTTTTGACCTTGTGTTTCAGATTCAGAAGAGAGGCGCCGATAGGGTAGGCATTGTAAAGAAATCTAGAATAGAAGGGTTTCCAGACATGGACAGCTTCCCTTTTAGCTATGACGAGATTGCAAACCGTTATGGTCGCGATGTATTAGAGCGTGATTCTGTTGCCCAAGAGATTGCAACAAAAGAACAAGTTACAGAAATTAACCGGTTGATTGACCTTATTAAAGTTCCTTCCGAAATCTTCCAAAAATGGCTAGATAAGGGTTGCTCAGAGCGATGGGAAGAAATGCCGCGCGATGCCATACAGAAGTGTATCGACCATCTTAACTCCAAGATTAAGGGTGCAGAATGACTATAGATAGATTGTTAATAGATATTGCAACAGGGATTATTGGCGGATCGATTGGAGGCGGAATTGTTTGTTTGCTTTTATATATTTTTAAATACCGAAAACAAGGGGAATAAATAATGTTTAATTACACGCCAATGGATGAGGCAGAGGCCATGCAGGAACGGTTCCAATTACTACCAAAAGGCGAATACGATGCAGTAGTTCAGAAATCAGAGGATAAGGTTTCCAGTAATAGCGGGAATCCAATGATGGATATGACATTGACTGTTTACGATGCAGAAGGACGCGAACATACAGTCCGGGACTTTCTGGTATTTACTAAGTCCATGATGTGGAAAGCAATACACTTTTCGGAATCCGCAGGAATTATCGATCAGTACAAGAGCGGTCAGCTTTGCTCAATAGGTGCTCAAGGAAAGTCTGTGCGTGTAAAAATAGCCATTGAAGAGGGTAGAATTATTCCCGAAGATAAGTTACAAGGAAAAGATTACGGCTCTAAGTATCCAGACAAAAACAAAGTTGAAGATTATGTTAAGAGAGATTCGCAGTCATCAAAACAAACCGCTGGAAGCTATACAAGGCCTCCAATGCAAGTCCCTCTTTCAGATGAAGACGAGGATGTTCCCTTCTAAAAAGCATAAATTATGACGATAAAGATATGACACTAAGGATTTAATAATGAATTTTCAAGAAGCAATGCAAAAGCTTACATCAGGATGTCGGGTATGCCGCAAGAGTTGGCTTAATGGCACCTACCTTGAAATGAACGGGACATGTGTAAATGCATATCATTATATCCTTACTAATTATAATTATTCCTGCGAGACAATAGTTTCAGAGGATTGGAATGTTGAAGGAATGCCTGATGAGATGTCTTTTTCAGAAATGATACCCTACTTGATGAAAGGGCATGTTGCAAGAAGAAGACAATGGGTATCATCCTATATTTTTATGGATACACATATAAAAACTATAGTCTTTAAGTCGTTAGAAGAAACTTCATTTGTACCCGAGTTCGAATCGTTTATTGCAAATGACTGGATTGAATTATGAATATTGATGTTGATGGAATGAATATTGAGACTATAAGAGAATCACCAATACAAAACAAAGAACAAGAGCTTCTTATAAAAAACATATCCGATGCTGCTAACACATTGGCGATGCTTATAAAGCAAAATGAAAATATTTTTTCTACAATAGCATTGAGACACCTTGAAGGAGCTGTTGAGGTAGCTGTGTGGGGAGTTTTACAAGAGAGAAAAGAATGAAAGAAGGAATAATGCTCGTTATAATTTTAATTTTGTTAATCGGGGCTAATATTGCGGTTTCAATGGTGGGGAAATTATGACGGGAGAATTCTACTGCAGCCATCACGTTGTCGGGATGATATGTGGTGCCGTTTGCATGTGGCGTTCATTGATAGGCATTAAATTTTCCTACCTTGATATGATTCTTTTATCACTGGGTGTAGTACTTTTATTTATTTAGTTTGGATTGTAGTTATGAGCTTATTGGATAAGACCTTCTGTGCGAGCAAAGGATGCAAGAATGAATGTGGCCGAAAGATGACAAGCAAAGAACGTAGTTCACTTAATGGTTTAAGAAAAATGCACTGCAAAAACTATCCTGTTTCATATGCCTATTTTTGCGACAAGGACGGCAACCCTTTAGATTGATATTTGTTTAAGGAGACAAAAGTGTGGAACAAGTTGGTGTGTGTTTTATTAGGACATGAATATTCTGAGTCATCAGAGTTTTATGGAAAGCTAGATAATGGTCTAGCTACATATAAACTTGTAATAGGAAATTGCATACGTTGCGGCAAGCACCCAAAGGGTAAGAAAAACGAAAAAAGTAATATAGCCAAAGGTGAATGACCTAAATAAAATGCGCTTAGGCGTATTGCGTGAACTAAAAAATGTTCACAAGTTCATAGATAATATGGAACGTAGCGTTAAGACCAGAAATCCTGTTGCGATACAAAGAGCTTATGTATTTCTAGTCCATTTAGTCCGAGAGATGGACACGGGCATATTAACTCCAGATAGCATAGCGCTTGATGTTGAGCTATTCAAAGCATTGCAAGAAGACTATGAAAGCACTATTAATCTATAAGAATATTCTCCGTTAGCTCAGTGTTAGAGTGCCGCCTTTTCGCGGAAGGTCAATGGTTAGATTCCATTACGGAGACCTAGTTATGATTAAGATGTAAGGGCTTGTTGGAGGAATAAATGAAGATATCAGAAAGACAGGTAATGCTGTTAATTGAAATTGCAAAAGATTATTCTCAAAAGATTCGTTTAATGATTTCCAAAGATATGACATCTGGAGATCCTGAAAGATTGATGAAATCTATAGATGACCTATTAACTATTATAGAAAACCAACAGTCTAATGTACTTATAAATATTGAGGATTAAATGACTGAAAAAAAAGACCTAGCAATCGTGATGTGTCCCCCATACCAAGAATACAAAGAGCAACCTAAAGACCAATCCCATAGTGAATTATTTGATTGCCCGAAGTGCAAAGGCAAGATGTGGATGTCCGAAAAAAAGAAAGGCGTATTGAGGTTCGCCTCGGTATTGGGCATGGAAATATTACTTGCTTGCTATGACTGCATTGCGAAGTTGGCTAAGAGTAACCCTGAGTATTTTATTGATTCTGAAAGGGTGGATATCTAATGTTTATAGACGTACCCACAGCAAAAATAATAGCGACCTTCCCAGAAGGCTACAAATACCAACTGTTCCACCAAGAAGACGGGATGCTTTTGATTGTTGGGTGCAAAGACCAAGAAGTCATCGGGTTTATTTATGATGGGAAGGAATCGAAGAAAATTATTTTTAAAAGTGACTTAGAAAGGGTGGGTATAGATGATATTAGCTCCTGCATTAAGTGAATACAGCCCGTATTGGGAAACAGATGAATTCGAGGACTTAGTAGTCAGTAGTTTAATCGGGTTATATGAAACAAATATTAAACCAGAAAAGCGTGGCCCTAAAAACTGTCGTTTTGATATGGAGTTATTTACGAGGTTACGTAGTTTAGGGTGTTACTTCCCATCAAATGACCGTGTTTGCCAAGTTACCTTTGAAGAGGATGGGGAAACACTTTCTAGCACACAACACATTGATCCTGTTAATGACGGTATACCAGATTATGCTATTCTTTCTTCAAATCCTGGAACTATATCTGAATATCTATGGAGTTTTTATGTTGAGCGCGTTAAGTTTTTGCCAAAAGGATGGAAAGCCCCTCGTCCTGGTAAAATATTTCGCGTAACGCAAATATTCTTTGGTAACACTCAAGTAGAGGGATGCGGCACGTATGTTGTTATCGATAAAAATGGCTTAATAGAATCATGCTTTATGCCCGTGATTATTTCCGATCCTAACACTGGACGCCAAATATTACACCATCATAGACCGCGCATGCTTGAAGGTGGATCGGAAGGAACCAAACACACCAGAGATTATTATTCAGCCTGGACATCAAATACCATTCAATTTTATCAAGACAGAAGACACCTTTGGAACGTGAGAGCAAAAGAAGGTATTGCAAAAGCCACCTTTGCTGTCCATGAAGAGCAAATCAAGAGTCTATTTTATTCCAGAGAACTTCCAATGACAGAAACCGGAAGGAAAAGGCCAATTTTGCATTGGGTTGCCTCACATCAAAGACGCATGAAATCAGGAATTGATTTTGATGTAAAAGAGCATTTACGAGGAACCAATGAATTTGTCTACAATGGAACAATGTTCGAAATAATAAACCCACAAAAAGAATCAGTATAAAACCCAGCTTACCCAGGTGAACCCAGGCTGGGGAACCTGGGTCTTTGTGACTACTTTAAGGAGTAATCATTAACAGGAAGATTTTTAATCCAAAAATAAAATTTTTCTTTATCAATCAAAATTTTTCTACCATATCTTTTTATCGCTCCACTTTCTTCCAAACCATTTTCATTGCGCTTAAATATCATATTTCTAATCGAAGCCTCGGAAAAAAGATTTTGCTCTTCTACGAATTGCTTAAAAGTGTATAGGCCTTCCATCGCTTGTCCTTGTTTGTTCGTTTTTACGGAGTCTTATTATAAACTATATTTTAGCCCGTGTAATAAAGTATACTTTCTAACGAGAATAAATCCCCCATTCTGTTACACCCATTGAAACCTTGGTTACATTATAATTGTTGACACTGTCCAATAATGCGGTATACTTCCTTTGACCAGAAAGACGCATGATTGAGATGCAGAATTAAGCCATTCCGCGGACTAAGCTAGAACGTGATAGCTTCCGCCTGATAGGTTCAAGTCCTATCCTTCTGGTCCATTATGACAATAGCGTTGTGGACGGTGACACAAGATGGACGGTAGCAGAGGGTTACCCGATTCCTTTATGCGTAAATCAGCTCCGTTATTCGGGATAGAAGGTTCGATTCCTTCCTGTTGTCAACTTTCACCCAATTATGACAATAACAGCGTGGACAGAATATGACGGGGTAGATGTAATGCGGGGATAACACGTGATAAGACCGTAAATCACCCGCCTGTGAAGCGGGAAATCTAGGTGAAAGCCGTAGCCCTGTCTCCAATTATGACAATAGCATCGCGGACAGTGACGCGACTTCGCATAAGAGGCTCTATACAAGACGGCAATAGCCGATGGTAACATCGGATCATGTTGATTGCCCTAGCCCGATAAGCACGGGAATACTAGTGGTCATTGTTTATGTTAGCCTAAGAATTGCGGTTATATCGCTTAGGTAGAACCGAGCAAAGCAGGGGCAGCACCTGCCTATTGTCAACTTTATTAAGGGAGTCAAACTTGAAGAAAAAAGCAGAAGATGATTGCGGGGTTTTCTCCTCAGCACCAGTTCACATTGAAACTAGGGTTGCACTACTAGAGCAGTCTATCAGACATATTAATGAAACTATGATTCGCATTGAAAAAGGTATTGGAGAAATAAAGAAAGAAGCAAAATATGACTTTCGCTTCCTAATAGGTGCTATTTGTGGATTGGCGGCTGTTATGGCTCATGGCTTTCACTGGTTTTGATTATGGATATTTATGGCATGAAAGTTGATGAAGAAAAGCCTATCAAAGAAGTTACTGCCCTTGATTATGGTATTACATTCGGATTGTTTTACGTAGATGAAAAACATGGATTTGGTTTTGAAGTAGTTAGAAAAGAAGTATTAAAACGCAATACTGGATTTAAAACAGCACCAGAGGCAAGAGCCGCTGGTTTTAAAGCTTCAAAGAAAATAATAGATAACCTGAAAAATGAATGACTTTACACGGGATGAATTAATTTTAGTCGCATGCTGGTCTGTTAATAGACTTAATGAAGTAGGCATTGACCAAGCAACAGATGAAGGGACTATTTATTTGTCACATAAAATACAAGATATGATTATGAACTATTGCGATCATGAATTCAGAACATCTAGCGAAGCCCACTTCAAATGTACTACATGTGGGGTGCTGGAAAAATGAATGACTTTACAAAAGAAGATCTAAAACAAATTGAATGCGCTTTATTCTATTCAATGGAAATTTTAGATACTCGCAAAGAAACACTCATAAACATAAGAAGCAAGGTTTTAGAAATGATTGATAATTATTGCGATCATGATGATGATGGTCGATACCACATTCATTATCAAGGTGAGAAAACTACGAAGGCCAATAAATGTAAAAAATGTGGTGAACTTTATGAATGATTTCACAAAAGAAGAAATAAAAAGAATTAATCATTTAAATGAGCGCCTATTGCTTGTCATGGGTGTCGCCACTTCGGTAATTATGGAGCTTGGGAAATATGTTCCAGTAGAGAAAAAAGATGGTATCTATTGGGTTATTGAAGCCATAGAGAATCTAGTTTACCTGGACAAGCCATTGCCTCCATTCCCGGAGAGATAGATGAACGACTTTACTAAAGAAGAGTTACAAGAAATACAGAAACTTATAACACCAGTTTATTGGTCATTTTCCCATAATGGCTTTCCCCCTGGAGTAAGCTCTGGTAACGATATAATGACAAAATTACAATCCATGATTGATACCTATTGCGATCAAGACTGTTCAGGCGATGGAGAATGCTTAACAAAGATATGTGATCGATGTGCGAGAATGACGTAATGACACACCAAGTTGTAGGCTACATCCGAGTATCAACACACACCCAAAATACCGCACGACAGTTACAGGGAGTTAAACTAGACAAGGAGTTTGTCGACAAAATGAGCGGATCATCCAAAGATAGAGAAGGACTCGCCGCCTGCATAGCATATGTGAGGCAAGGAGATACTCTAGTCGTTGAAAGCATAGACAGGCTGGCACGAAACTTGCGTGACCTACAAGAAATAGTAGATTGTTTGATCACAAAAGGCGTCGAAGTTCGGTTTATAAAGGAAAATCTCACGTTCACAGGCCAAAAAGACGCCTTTTCAACCCTTATGCTTCAGATGATGGGGTCTTTTGCTGAGTTTGAACGAACAATGATAAAAGCCCGTCAGCGTGAAGGTATAGATGCTGCAAAGAAAGAAGGCCGCACAGGAGGTCGTCCTTTAAAGGTTACCCCAATGCTTGTTGCTAAGGCTAAGGCAATGATAGAAGACGGCGAGAGTATAAAGAAGACTGCTAGTTCGCTAAAAGTGTCCCGCATGACCATATATAAAATTCTAGGACGCTACGCAACTAAAGGCACATACTTATTTGATAAAGTTGAACCACAGACTTAGCAAGAATCTTATTAAGCCCAAGAAATTGGGCTTTTTTATTTGTTGCGAATTAAAAATTATTATCGTACTATCGCTAATTTTTTTGCCATCAGGTGTACATATGCGTTTTTATGTTGATGGTATTGAGATGGACGTTCAAGACCCTAATTTCTTCATTGATGAAGAGCAATATATAGAAATAAAAGAATCCATAGAGGAGCTTCTAGGCGAACTCCCAAATGATGATTAAACCAGGAGAACCTGCCCCTCCTGTCTGGCTGCTATTGACTGCAAGACCACCGGAACCGCCTGAGCCATAGCTTCCACCTATATTGCCATTGGATGTGCCGTACGCTGAAGCCCCTCCGGCACCATAATGGCTCGCACCACCCATGCCAGTAATGCCTACGCCTTGGGAATTAATTCCTCCGAATCCTGATTGACCAGTAACATTAATAGTTCCACTAGAGCCAACGCCTCCTGCGCCACCGATAGATATTCCTGAAACTGCTGATGAAACAGCAGGCCCACCATCGCCTCCTGAACCGCCCGTAGCTTGTAATGATGCACCAAAGGTAGTTGTTCCACCATTTCCACCAGGATTGTTACCGGCGGCTCCTGCTGTTCCACCTGCGCCTACAGTATAGGTATATGTGCTGGCAGCACTTGGTATTAATAATCTTGCATATCCACCGGAGCCCCCTCCTGCACCAGTTCCTATGTGATCTAAAGCACCACTAACGGCACCTCCTCCGGCACCACCTCCACCTAATACCTCAACTAATATAGAACTCACATTGACAGGGCGCGTATAAGTTGCAGCGGTGCCAGTTGTAAATACCTGAAAACTATGTAATCCGCCCGCACCGGCTATATATGGGTTTGTCAATGTTAAATTTGCAAATGTTGGAGAGCTTGTTGTTGCTATTGATTGGGGCAAGCTTAGTGTAACGGGGCCAACTGATGCTGATGCAATTACTTGATCGGCAGTACCTGTAATCGTTGTGACTGCGACTGTTCCAATCAAAGCGCTTAATTGAGTGACAGTTTCTTTATAAGTAACTCCAGCTTGTACGACCGGAAATATGTCTGTTAATGCAGGGGTAACTATCGATGGCAAAGCACTTATTTTAATACCCATGATTCAATTCCTTATGAAAATTCCCAGACCACTATAAGCCCTGCGCCTCCTGTGCCTCCGGCCGCATTTACTGTGGTTGATGTGCCGCCAGAGCCGCCACCTCCATAATTTCCACCATTTGTTCCTGCCCCAATTGCCGATGGTAAACGAGCGCCTCCGCCATAGAAAGAAGAGCCACCATTCCCTCCGCCAAAATTACCAAGCACCACCAGAGACCACTCTCCAGGCGTTCCCTGGGCATTAATGTTACCATTTGAGCCAACACCAGCATCGCCACCTGGTGCACTGCCAGCTCCTGTATTTAAAACTGAAGTTAAACCTGTTCCTCCTACACCACCTGTAGCTTGCAAGGAAGATGCGCTAAATGTAGTTGTTCCACCAGTTCCCCCTGTTCCTCCGCCAGAGGAACCTGCAGTTCCTGCAGCGCCAACTGTATAGGTATAGGTTCCGGATGCACTCGCTATATATAATCTTGCGTAACCACCTCCGCCTCCTCCCGCTCCATGAGAAGCCGAAGAAGCAGCCCCCGTACTTCCACCACCACCACCTCCGCCTCCAATAACCTCAACCATAATTGATGTTACATTTGCAGGTTTGGTATAAGTAGCAGACGAGCCAGAAGTAAATACTTGAAAGCTTCTTACGCCACCAGTAGATGTCAAATTTGTTGCAACTCCAGATGTAGGAGTTCCTAAGACAGGAGTAACAAAAGTTGGACTGGTAGCGAGGGCGATACCTCCTGAACCTGTCACGTTTGCACCTAAGGCCGTAGCTACGCCCGTACCAAATGCTGTAATACCTGTGCCCCCATTTGCAACCGCAATTGTAGTTCCAGTCCATATGCCCGTGGTTATTGTTCCCAGGGTGGTAATTGATGATTGGCCTACATAACTGGCTGAGATATCAATCACAGGCGTTGCACCACCTGTGGATGTAATTCGGTTTGTGGTTCCCGATACGCTGGTCACAGTTCCAGTCGTAGTAGACAAAGTTCCACTTGTTGGGAATGTTACGTTTGTTGCACCTGTCATTGTAAAAGTGCTGGCGAATGCGCCCGATGTGGTTAGAGAGCCTCCAAGAGTAATCGTAGATGCACCATTGTTTACCCCAGTTCCACCGTAAGTTCCACCTATCACAGTGCCTTGCCAAACACCGGTTGCCACAGTCCCAAGAGTGGTTATCGAACTTTGACCAACATAAGAGGCCGATATATCGATAACAGGGGTCGTGCTACCCGTTGAAGTAATGCGGTTTAACGTGCCAGATACACTAGTAACAGTACCTGTTGTTGTTGACAGAGTTCCGGACGTTGGGAACGTCACCGAAGTAGGTCCTGTCATTGTAAATGTGGACGCAAAAGCACCGCTGGTTGCAAGGTTTCCTGCAAGCGTTAAGGTAGAAGTCCCATTGTTGACTCCTGTTCCCCCATAGGTTGGGCTTATTATGGTTCCCTGCCAAACCCCTGTTGCTATCGTTCCTAGTGTAGTTATAGAGCTTTGACCTACGTAGGCAGCTGATATGTCTATAACAGGGGTCGTGCCTCCCGTGGAGGTGATCCTATTTGTGGTTCCTGATACGCTGGTAACACTGCCCCCAACGGTTGCCAATGTGCCACTGGTAGGGAAAGTTACGTTTGTTGTATTTGTCATCGTAAAGGTACTTGCAAAAGCACCTGATGTGGTTAAATTTCCACCTAAAGTAAGAGTATTGACCCCATTATTAATACCAGTTCCCCCTTTTGAAGGAGGCAATATTCCGCTGAAGTTTGAAGGCGTTATTACAATATTTGCTTCAAACAGTGATAAAAGCTGAGCATTTGATTCTTGTTTGGTAACAGGACCCGGAAGTTGGTCAACGGGAAACACATCAGTTAATTGTGCTGATGGTGCCGCGGGCAATGCATCGATAAACGTTCCGGCCATATTATTTCCCTATTGATGTATCAAAATCCGTTGTGATGTCTGAGTCAAGATGTCTAGGTTTGTGTGAGTAATTAAATAAAATTCTTCAGGGGGGCTTCCTCCTCCTCCATAGAATATGACTACAATTAATCCACCGTAATAACCTTGCATATCAAATCCTTTTAGTATCTACAGATATTAAGAAGAACTTAATATCTGTAGATATCAATTACGCAATTGTTTGAGAGAACTTAAGCATAATGCCATAGAAATCAAAGGCCGATGTAGCTGCGTTGTTGACTGTGATTTCTATTACATACTTGCTGTCTGCTGTTACATCAAAGGCCGGTGTTGTTACCGTACAAGTAGTAACATAAGGGTTGGCCTGGGTTGCTGTAGACAAAGTATAGGTTCCCGCAATAGAGGTGACGCTTACTGCCACGTTGTTTGCGTATGCAATCCTGTCCAATGTCAAGCTATGCGCATCCAGTGCTAGAGTTCCAATGCTATATATATAATCAAAAGTATCTAGCCTAAATCCCTTTGCAGCGGCCGCTCTGATCATCGGCGTTACATCTATTGCAATTATCGACGTTTCATCAGCTGCGGTATGGCGAGAGACATAGTTTCCTTGTGCAATTCTTGTGGTTGTCCAAGTACCGGTACCGAAGGTCAATACATTGTTGATTCCTAAGAATTCTTGCCAGGCAATAATATTTCCCGCTCCTGTATCTAACAGGAAGTTAGCGGTAGCCGCGCCTGAATCAGGAATTGTTAATACTTGTGCTTGTCCTTGAGTTGTGGCATTGCTTATAGTGGTTCCGAAGTTGCCAGAGCCATTTACAGCGGCTTGCATGGCTATAAAACCAGAGGTTGCAGTTGTAGGGAATGCTTTAACGAGACCTACAAAACCTCCTGTGGAATCCCCACTTGTCACAGCGCCTGCGGTGGCAGTTACGGTAGTACCGGCAGTCATACTAGTCGTTGATGACAATGCACCAGTTACCGCCAATGCTTGCCCCAATGTTGTTGTAGTGCTTGCGGCCTTTAGGTTGCCTGCGGTATCTGAAAACACAGCCAAGGCATTTGCAGTGGATGCGGGACCAGAAAACGACACGCCACCAGCTGAAGGGTCAGCATTAAAGACAATTGCATCAATTCCCAAACGCTGTGGTAATGGCTCTACTAATGTGTAGAAGTTGCCGGCGTTTACAGAACCTGCACCAACGGCCACATAGAAGCCTGCTTTTAATTGCTCAATGGATTGCATGTCTTCGGCACGAGTTAATACAACAGTGCTTCCTATACTAGTTACAACGTAGATCCCTTGTTCCCATGTGTTGGTTTGGGTTTGTAGCAGAATTCTATCGCCTACTGCTGCAACTACACTATCAACGGTTAATGATGATGCGGCAACAGTTAATGTAGCAC